ATGAGTTCCATTGCTGATGATGTCATCGCACAAAAAATTGAACAATCAATTTCCCGCGTCTCTAAAGTCGTGTTCCCAACCACCACTAACCACCATAGTACTTTGTTTGGTGGTACTGCACTCGCTTGGATGGATGAAGTTTCCTTTATTACTGCTACGCGTTTTAGTCGTAAACGCCTTGTCACCGTTTCAACAGAAAAAATCAACTTTACCCATCCAATTCCTTCGGGAACCATTGTAGAACTCGTTGGCAAAGTCATTCGAGTTGGTAGAACCAGTCTAACAGTCAATGTCTCTATCTTTTTAGAAGATATGTATTCTGAAGGTCGTGAAGAAGTGATCCATGGCCAGTTTAATTTCGTCGCTATTGATGACAATGGCAAACCAACGCCACTATTTGATTAATATAAAGTTTTAATGAGTTAAAATAGCAAGAAACATATTAATGGACACAGCGATGGACACATTATTTTCTTGTATCGTTGTATAATTAGAATGGCAATCTTATGACATTGGGTGTAATGAGAAGCCGCTTTTTACAGCGGCTTTATTTTTGGTGGGAGTTAAGGTTTTTCAGGCCAATCAATATCTGGTGCGAGTGAAGTATCAACACGGTTTAACAAAACACGGTATGTTTTCCACGCTGTTAATTTTGCTTGGTAATCGTTATTATCAAGACCGACTTCAATGGCATCTTGTAAATACGTGATAGTGGCATTCGCTTCCTCTAATCGCTGCGTCTTTTCCTGCTCGGCTTGTGCAACCAATACCGCTTTTTGAGCTTCAGTATCTGTTACCCATTTTTTGCCGTTCCACTTATCAAATTCTGTTTTCGGTTCTAAGAAAGTTAGCGTATCGGGCAAATCGCCAATAAAATCAATTTCAATCGATTGGCGGGTTTCTGTGTTGTACGCTGTTTTACTTCGGTTATCTGTCACGATTTCCCACTTAGAGCCATCTTCACTACGTACCACCGCGAAACCTGTTTTTGTCGGTAATTCTGGCGCATCAATATAAGCGCCAGCCGACACACTCACATCAAAATAAATATTCTCCATGCTCGCGTTTAAATATTCTCGCGTTTGTGGGTCTGCGATATAGACTTTAATCCAACCTGCTTTTGTTGCTAAACCATTTTCGCCAATTTCGGCTTGTTCAATATCTAAATTATAGTTCTTCATTATGCTGCTCTCACGATATATAAAAAGGCTTTATTGCGGGGACGAACTTCCGCGGCAGTCGGGACGACACGTTCCGAATCGAACGTAATTTCATATAATGGCGTTGAGCCTGAACCCGGAGCTCCATTATTTGATGTAGCTCCATTAAAAGCCCCTGTTGGTTTTGATGAATCAGCAGAAGCCCAAACCCGGAGGTTCCCACCAGTTATCTTACGCATTGCATCACCTTGGGCTGATAACGCGACTCGCCCACTATCAATTCCTCGACCTGCGTCGAGACCTCGAATAAACTCCGCGCGCATATCATCTAATACCCCTGATGGGTAAGCTTTAGCTAAGAGTGGGTAGGTCGTTTTATTAAAAGTCTGTCCATTCAGTGCTAAATAGCCCGCGGGTACAGTTGATTGAGGCCATGGGATAGGAGCCCCTATAGGGTAATCGCTAAGCTCAGTAGTACCCGTTGTCTTTAAATTTCCGTTCCTATCAACAATAGTGTTTGATGTAGAAAGCACATCAATCCACGGAGTTTCTATGTCTTTTCCGGCAACATCTGAAAACCGATAAGATAGCGTGAGAGGGTTTCGATTAATAAATAACTGCGCACGTTTATTCGATTGATAGCTAACTTGAACGCCTCCCCCCGCACCCGGAAAACCGTCACTTTTTGCAGTTAGGGTTGAGCCGTATTGAAGAAACATAGTTTCATTTAACTCACTTACCCCCGAAGCAGGGTAATTGGCGACGCCAAGCCCAAAGTCCCCTATTTGCTGGAAAGTTCCTGTTTTTTCAGGTAAGAAATGGTCATACCAAAGACCGCTTTGAGCACGACCTCGAATTTTTGCAACACTGCCAGTGCCGTCCAACTGAATACCTGTGGCTGATGCTAAGTTAGCTGTCACTTTGCCTGAGTTTGATTGAATATTTCCCTCTGCGGTAATATGACCAGCTATAGTACCACCCGCCTTATCAAACTTCCCATTCAGCCCGTTGTTTAATGCTGCATTTGTTGCATAGTCACCCGCAGGGGCGTAATTCCCTTTAGGTTGATATCTGCCGTCTGATTCAATTTTTGAATAGCTGTACCCAAGTGCGGCAAGCTTAGCAATTTCTGTAGTAAACAAATTCAGACTAGGGACTTTGTCGTTATCGTTGCCTTTAACACCTGAAATGTTCGCTTTGTCGAATTTTTTATTAAGCTCTAAATTCATTGCAGCAGTAGTAACATACCCTACCCCTGAAATGGTTTGCTTGATCGCCGCAACTAAACGATTTTTAATACCTGCTACATCACCGTTATCAAGCAAATCTTTATTGTCCGAATCAACAATAAATTGAGCTAATGCGCTAGACATAACAGACGACTGTCGCCAGACTGTATTAAGCTCTTTTGATTTGGCCACGCCGCTAATAAAGCCATTAAAACGAGCCGCGAGCCGTTCGTACTCCTGATTTGAAAGCACGTTTGCCCCTTCGGCTATACCGAAAGGCAGAAATTCATTCTTAGCCATAAGACCTCTTAAAGTGGAACCGCAAAGCCGCCTATATCGAAGCCGGCTATGTAGTTATTGGATATGTCGAATCCAAACATGGGGGATTTAGGAACAGAGTTGATGTAATAATGATTAACTTGAACACCTTCGGGCTTAACGCCGAGATAGCCTTGCTTAACTATCGCCTTAGTGACGTTATCAACATAAGAGCCTGTAATAAATACATCCATGCTCATATCTAAGTTATCGATAAAAAATAATTTGGTATCTTTATCAGGAAGAAGTGAATCATAAATATCCATCAATGATTCAGTTGTGCCATCCCAATGATTAGCCTTAATTTTAACTCTAATTATGGTTCGGTACGTTTCATCATCTAATTCAGTAAACCCACTATCAGAGTCGAAAGCACGTTGCCAAAAGCCCTCATCAAGACCGACTCCGTCACTATCTAATGCAAAATACACCCCTGCAATTGGCGTCTGTATATAACGGGATATACCAACCCACTCACCAATGATATCTAGCTGAACGCCGACAGCATCATCCAACGAAAAATAATTATTTAATTGGCGAGCAAAACTGGCTGTTTCAGCTAGGGATTTAGTAATTAAATTGATGTGATTGCAAAATTTATTGGCGGTTCGGTGTTGAGAGGTGATCAGCTTGAGATAATCTCTCATGTCGTCCCTATCTCCACTTTGTCAGTATTGCATGTAGCAAACTGATGATATTTTAATGTAATGTTATTTTCTGATACCCCACCAGCAGACAGCCCTATTTCGAGTTTTGAAATATAGAAAGTGCCACCTTCGGGATCTGACTGCAGGTTCGCTGGTGAAAATAGCTTGGTGCGATAAATATCAGCGCCAATCTCAAGGTTATTTAAGTATTCAGCCACTGCTTTTTTGATTTTATCGCCAACTAATGTTGTGTATCCCTCAAAAGCCTCAAGTGTTATTTTAACAAATATAGGCACACTTTCAGGTCGACTGAAGCGAATAGGCAATGTGACACCATAATGATTGGTCACGATGGTTTCTATATTTCCAAACGTACCTGTTCCGGGCGTTTTCTTTAATGCGATGACCTCAGCGATTGTTTTCGAGTCGCCACCATCCACAATCAATGCAATTGAGTGAGAAGGGATCCCCCGGCTGTCAGTTAGGCTTGTGTCATTTTCAAAGGCAGTCAATCGGGCAACCCCGGATATTTGACTCACCGAACCAATCACTCCGTCTAGCACAGTCCGTGAAGGTAGCGCGACTGACTTACTACGACGAATGCGCAAGTCGCCATCGGTTTCCACTTTTCGACCAGGAGTTGCAGTTGCGATATTGGTGACTGATTGCCAGCCTCGGGTTGGAGTTCCGATTTGATTAACTTCGCCCGGCAAAGCAATGATATCCCCTCCTTTTTGACAAACAGCAGTCACAGTAACATCACCATGTGTACCTATCACGACTGATTCGGGAAGTGACCAAATATTGCCTGATACGTCTTTTACTGTCCCATTACTAATCACCGTACCAACCTGACCTGTAATTAACACATCAACCGTTGAATTTGATTGAGGGTTACGTGATAACCCATTAATGGCCACATTATTTGATAGCGCTTGTCCTGTAGACGTTGACGGGCTAAATGAGTTATAGACCGTTACGGCCGCATTATTCGCATCCTGAATTGCCAGTGCATAGATTGCTAACATCTGGCCATCTTTACTATCAGGCTCGAGATAAACATCATTACCGTATATTTGCCTGAATAACTCCTGAAGTCGCTGAAGTATGGTTGGGTAATCGGGTGAGGTGATCCCTTTCTCTGTTATCACCGGTGCAAGACCAACCGTTTCGATATTTAACATTAGCCCTCACTTTTAATGCTCGTTGTGCCGTACAGGGTTTCTATCATTGCTGTGATAGTTACCTTTCGTGTCGATGTATTAAGATCCACACCAAAATCGAGAATTTTCACCACTCCCTGCGTACCTTGAATGATTTCTTTTATCGAGAGCGCATAACCTTGAGCAACATGCTTTCCTAGCCCTTTTTGAGCATGAGGCGTACCAATGCGATCATCAAGAAACCATTCCTCTAACCAAAGTCTCAAGCGACTTTTTACCGCTTGAGCTACCGTTTCAGGGGTATTAATAAGAAATTGGTTTGAACCAAAGGTGTAATCTCCATCGTCTTCTTTGCGATACTGCATTACTGAGGCTCTCCTGTGTTGCCACCACCAGTTTGAACACCACCGTGCTTGTGTTTCGTTAAGCTTATGCCACCAGCCGTAACATCATTTTTCACCGTAACAGGGCCATTCATTTTGGCTTCACCGCCTCCCTCACCCATACCTTGTGATAAGTTTCCGTTAATTGTGACATTACCGTTTAACACAATTTCTGGTGAATTGATTTCGGTACCACCTTTTGCTGTTGCGGTTAGTTTTGCTGGGGTAATAACGGTCACGTCTTTACTGCCAGTGTTAATAGCAACATACGCACTACCGTCATCACTTCGTAGCTGAACTTCAGAGGTACTAATTCCGCTAATTTTTTGTGCTTGTGATTGAGGGCCAACTAATGCAAACCCATCTGATAAATTATGTTTCCGAGGGTCTACTGCTTCCTGAATACCACCACTTTGCCACCAATAATCAATGCAACGGTCAGCGAATATGACTAAGCACTCATCGCCGGCTTTAATTGGAAAGGTTAACGTCGCGCCCCCTCCTCGAGGAAAAATAACGGGCACATCCACCAGCAAAGGAAGCGGGACTGTCTTATCAATACCATCTTCATTAACTCGCCACTTAATGGCTGGCTGCGCTTCAATCGTCACCGCATCAGCGTTGAATGACTGCACAATACAAGGCAGCGCAACAAACAACCCTGACATCACGCTTTCTTTCATCAATAAAAAAGGAGCTTCTGGGCGCTCTATTCGTTCATCATTGGTGATCATTCTTCTACCGCCATTGCTTGTATTGCCGATGGACTTAGCTTAGTTTCAACAGAACGGGCTATACAAATTAACTCCTGGTACCACGTATTGCCTCGCGTATCACCGTAATAGCTCACATTTATAACTTTATATTCACCATCAATATCAAGTGGTGACGGTTGTTCTGTTGTGCCGTCGTGACTACCATATAACCCGATTTCTTTATTCGATAAGCCGGCTAAATTAATGCCTGAATTATCCAATTGAATTAATGTTCCGGGCTTAATGTTCGGATTTATCATGCAGGTCACATTGATACCACCGCCAATAGTTTGCTCCGGCGTTCCGACAAGACCAGTGTCATAATTCAAGATGATTTCATTGATGTAATTAGATTTTGGCACGATTTCAAGGTTGTTGCTGGAATAACGCCAATCCGCGCCATTCTGCACCGCAAAACAGGTCATTTCATCTCGATGCATTCCGAAAAGCACTTTTCCCCGTGGCGCCACGGTATCAGAGAACTCCCCTCGCATACCCGCCAGCACACCGTATTTTTCAACACTCTTCATCAGAGCCTTATCAACCGTGTCCTGTGTGTACCCGCTAGCAATTGTGGTGGAAACTATCGCGTTGTTATATGCCTGATCGCTTTCCGCTGACTGAATGACTACATAGGTATCAGTCACATTGTCACGACCAGAATAGGTATATTGGATCTGTCCAGAAAATATTTGGCTACTGTTATCTTTATAACCAGCAACTATCACTATTTGCTTAAATTCGTACTGACGCAGTTTGTTTTCAGTTTCTTTATTTAAATTAAAAACTTTAACAATCGCCGTTGTTGGATAAGCGAAATTAGGTCGAGTGATATTAAATGTAACCCTTAGCTCAGATAAATCGATGCCCTTACCGTCGCTGTCAGCAACGATAATCTGGCACTCACGGATCCAGTTCTTAGACATGTAAACTCCGATTTTAGGCAATAAAAAAGCCGCGCTAGGCGGCTGGCTGACTTATATTACTGTTAGAGCTCATGCTTCTAGTGTCTTGCCTACTGTCTTTATATAACCTTTACCCTAACGATTGACAGGCTTTTAATAGCTGTAACTCATTCATCTCAGCATCGGATACCAAGCCTATTTTTTCCCCTTTTTTGTTATATAGGTAATAATGATCATAAGAGCCTTGGTGAACAAAATAACGGTGCTGCTGTATTAGCAGATAATCTTGGTATTGCCCATTAGAAATAACACAAATCAGTGAACCATCAGTAACAAAAGACTGCTTCTTATTCTCAATATCCAGCGAATGAATAGCTGATGATGTGGCCCATGCTGGAGTTTGGAAATATAGTGTTTTTCCATCGATTGATAATTTTAAGTCGTAGAATCCAAATAAGTTTTCTTCTGGCTTATCCGTTATTCTTTCCTCTAGTAACGTTGTTTTGCTTCCAGTTTTTTGGTTCATTGAAGTAATAGCAACTCCACCGCCCTCGCCTTCTTCAGGGTTACTATCCCCCATGATGTAATAAACCATATTACCTTTCGGAGCTGTAACGTATTCCAATGGACTTAGCGCAGCGTTTGAACTAATGGAAAAAAATAATAATAGTAATACTATATATTTTTTCATTTCACCCTCAGATTTTGTAATTAGCCATTTACTTAAAAATACCATATTTCGAAAGCTATTAGTATTAATTGGCTATAAGCTTTTTAATCAGCAAAAATAGTCTCGAGCAGCTAATTTTTATTGTCTAATGATTTAAAATACAGCTTCTTTTTTTCTCCTAAATTAACAGGAGATCGCTCATCATCCATGTTTTCACATACAAAGACTAAAGAGCCATCAAAACCCAAATACCTATATTGTGCGAAAATATCTACTCCATGAACTAGGGGAATGCCCAAAAGAATTCCCTCTTTAGATTGAGTCATAACATCTAGTACCCATCCGCAATATTCTCTAAATGTTACTCTCAGGTGGTATGTTTTGTTGCCAAGTTGAATATCAAATTCTTGGTTTTTATTTGATAGTGGTATCTCTAAAATATCCATCATATTTACCTAACGAATAATATTTAATATTGTTTCTAATGCGCTCTGATTTACTGGCTTAGGAGTTACCGTACCTCTGTCAACAGTCCCACCAGTCACCTCTGGCATTTTTTGGTTTCCCAAAGGGGCTACATTTTTGCCCTTGGTTTCAACAATGATCACCTGCCTTAAAGTCAGAGTGACCAAAAGGACATTTTCACTGGTATTGTCCGTGGTAACTTCTATCGCACGGATCAGCATATTTTTGTAATCACGCTTACCGGTGATCACATCGAAGGGCTGTTTAGTTGCTCGTAGGTCTAACAACTGCTGATAAATTTCGCGGGGGCTACTTCCCAGCTTTAGCCCCGTTGAAATATCAAACATGGTGGATGTATCAAAACCATCAATCAGTGACCCTCCGCCAGCAAAGCCGATTTCCATTACAACCTCAGAGGGTCTATCGAAAGTATGATCACTGACCGTGAACCCCTGACCTCCCGGAACTTGAACAGGATGTTCGGTAATTTCAGAACTGTCAGAGTGCTTTTCTGATATCACCACGCTGGGAACTATCATGCCGATTTTTCGAGTACCTTGAGAAAACAGCGTACCTAAAATATCCATTAACCCACCTTATTTTCGAGGTTGCGTACCAATATCTGATTTTGTCGCCCTACGGTCTCACCCGTTAATGCCGCGGTCTCATGAGGAGACTGCCCCCCAATTACCTTGATGTTGTATATAGGGTTAATTGACACTTGTTTTGATGAACTTGAATCGTTGCGGATGAGATACTCAGGCACAAATTGTCCCGATTTTCCCATGCTACCCAGATTTGACGCGGCTCGGTTCATGCTTTCAGCGTTGAGATTTATCGGTGCAGATGGCTTGACTGTTGGGTCAGGCGCGCCCGTAATAGCTGCTGTGACCAGTTCTTTTGGGTACGGGAACTGATTTTTATTCTCAACCAATGACATAGCTCGTACTAATGCATACATCGTGTCAGCATCATTTAGGTCAAGCTTTTGGTTTCGTTTCACACCGAGTTCCTTGCTTACCCGCTGAATATATCCTTCTGTATCATTACCTTCATGTTCAGGTGGTGCCCATTTCGTAATAATATCCTCAATGGTTTGTAACTTTTTAAAACCTGCAGCACGTGACGTACCATTGTAATACATCATAAGTTGTTTAACATTCGCACGAATACCATCGTATGCGCTATCAAACACAGCAAAAGCACTTTTGCTATCTTTTTGAGCCCCCTTTTGTCTATCATAATTCAAGTTCAGCGGATTATTATTTCGAATGCCCTTTGGTGCTTTTGTTCCAGAAAAGGATAAACCGCCAGAGCCAGAAATTCTCTTTCCTAATTCACTATTTTTGACAGCATCCCAAGTATTGCTTAAGCCACCATCCTTGAATTCCAACATATCACCAATGAAACCCATGCTGGGTATAATCCCGTCACCAGCTTTCATCACAACTTTTAATTTATCCTCAGTGGTGGCATTTGGATCATTCAGAATGATAACTGCTTTAGCTACTTTCCCTAATTTATTACCCGCGGTATCAATGAGCTCATCAAGTTTTTTAAATCCCTCATCAATCTTATCTGTCAGTTTATCAAAAGCCAATAAAGCACCGAAAAGAAGCGCTCCGGGCAAACCAAACATCCTAATGAAGCCGGCACCAACCTTAGCTAACGTGGCCAGAATGCTAAGCATCCATTTACCACCAAGGAATAAAGCAAATCCCTTAAGTACAGTTTCCCAGCCGCCAATCGTATCTACAAACCCCGAAGCCCCTTCCCACATTTTTTGTAGTGATTCGGTCACAGAGTCGATAGTGCCTTCCCACTCCGACCAATCAATGGCTGATTTACCGCCTTCCTTCCATGTTTGGTAGTCATCCCACAATAAGAACAAGGCAGTTAATGCGGCAATCATTAATCCGATTGGGGAGGTGAGAAAACCTTTATTCAATGCCCACCAAGCTGCCAGCACGAGACCAAACGTTTTAATCAGTCCTTTACTGGAATCATCAAGCGCATGCCACCAACCAATTAAATCACGTATTCCCTTTGCAGCTCGATACACAAGGTGATTGAGTATTTCCGTTAACGTCAAAATAGCGTTAACAATTTTTAGGATGATTTTTTCGATTGTCGGGAAATTTTTAACCAGTAATTCTGTGAACCGCTCAATACTTGGCGTCAGTACCCTTGCCAGTTCACCACCGATTTTATCCTTACCGATCCCCATCGCGGCGGTTAGTTTTGAGAATTGCGTCATAAACGCATTCCCTTGCTTAGCAGCAAGATCGGGGTTATAACCGATGGATTTTATCATCGCCGTGTATTCTGAAGAATAACCGTGAATACCACGACGCATAGCCATTAACGTATTTTCATCGATACCCAGCACTTGACCATATTGGGTCGCGCGATACATGGGCATTTTCGATAACCGATCACCCACTAATGCAACCAGCGAAGCGGTATCTCGGAGGTTTCCGTTATTATCTCGGGTTTGAATACCAATATTTTTTAGAAAACCTTCCCCTCCCGGTGTATTACGTAAAAATGCCCCCAAACGCTCAACAGATTGATTAAACCCATTGATATCGCCACCAGCCTGTTTAACCGCATAACCCAATGATTTAATACTATTGGCTGTCGCACCTGTTCGCTGCGCTTGCCAATATAAGTCATCAAGCCCTTTCGATATCTGTGTCGTAAAGCCAATAATGACAGCGGCTAAGCCCTCTACCGCTGCACCTGCTTTAAATGCCGTTGAAGTAACCTCACCCAATACCGAAGAGAATTTTTTCGCCCCTGATTCATCGACGTCAAAGCCGAGCGAAACAAGAAAATCACGCATTGTTTCAACGTTATTGCTCATTACGATACCTTTCTATTTGCGCTTCATTCTCAGCTTCAATATCCAGAAAATCATTCATCAGGGCGATATCCGCAAGGGAAATCGTGCCATCTAATAACGACTCATATTTACACATACCCTTACCGACTGGACGCATCAGAAAATAACGACCATTCGGCAAGGTTTCGAGTTGAAGGGAATGAGTTAGATTGACTCGTCGGTCACGGCTGGGGTAGGAAAAAAACTGCTAAGAGATTCCTGAATCACATAGCCAACAATTTTAAACAGATCAATACCGTTGATATCGTCATACATCAACTGCTCGTTAGCATAAATTGCGGACCATGTGTCCCCTGATTTACGGCTAACAACGGAGAGACAAATATCATTAATTTCAGCACGTTCTTTTTTACCCAGCGCACGAACCGCCTCGGAAATAGCCGGTAACACATCCGTTAAATTATCTTGGTTGAAGCTTTTACCTTTATCCTTTAACAGTGGCGCCAAAGCACCAAATGCAGGAACCAGCGCAAAGGCTAAGTCTTGTTGTTGAAATGCATTTAACTTACCTGAGCGGTATGTGTTGCCGTTAATTGTGAATTCCATTAAAAGACTCCTAGCTGTGTATCAATTTTACCGCAGTCAAATACCCACGAAACGGTATTACCTACTTTCGCATTCTGCCAATCAGGAATACGCTTAAACGCAACCGAACGGCAAACTGCAGTGTCATTGCTCACTTTATTACGAATAGTGATCACGTTATTCCCCCATGTTGCTGAGGAAAATTGCTGCAGGTTATACATCATGTTTAACTTAGCATTTGTCGGGCTGGTTTTTAGTAACACAACCGTCACCGTACCGCCTTTTCCTGCGTGCAATGAATGCATAACTTCACCGTCTGCGCCAATGGTCATGGTGTTTTTATCTTCTGCCATTGAAACGGTAATCCCTTCTTCGGAAACTGCTGCCCCGTAGCCGAGTTCAAATAAACCACCCACCCCCGCAATGGAGGCGGATACATCCATAAAAGAATATGTATTAGACATGAGTCACCTATCGATTCACGTTGATAATAATGTCACTGTAATGAATAGCACCAGCAAGTTTGATCGCACATTGCAATACAGGGGCTTTACGTGCTTCACGGTCAGATTGGGCTTGTGTTGCAACTGGTGGCGCATAGATATAGCTTCCTTTGGTTAGCATCGCACCTGTCGTTAATGCACCAAATTCATCACCATTCCATACACCAGGAGCAACTAACCCATTTGTTGCCGCTTGGTCGAGTGATTGCTCAACATTAGTGATCAGTGACGTCACACCTTCATCCGTTTGCGGGATTTTGGTTGTGCGTGTGTAGAGCAAGTTAAACAAGTTGGTTTGCACATAGTTTTGCAACCAATCAAGCCCGTGGCGCTCATCAATGAAATCACCGTTGGCCATCACCCCTTCTTGGATAATGGCGGTGTCATTGTTGTAATTTACAAACACGTTACCGCTTTTGGCGTTAATGGCTTTTGCTTGCGAAACAGTGAGTGTTTCAGCCGTCACGGTAGGCTCTTGTTTGAACTTCAGGGTGATCGTGGTGTTGTTACCATTGAAATTGACCGTAAACATACGACCAAATAAGGAAGCGACTGCATAAGGTTTGCTGGACGTATACTGCCAGAACGTACGCGCATACTTAGCCGCTTTGAGTTTTGAGCCAATATCAGTATCAACATCTGCATCAAGAACCGTCGTTTTCATGACTGTGTGGCCGTAAACTCGCGACAGTGATTCGGCTTCGATATAATCCGCAATCGCCAGCACATCATCATCCGTCAGGCTTTCATCAGCGATCACTAAGCCATACCACGCACCGGAAATATCTGCCATTTTTACTACGGCTTCTAACGCAGTTTCAGGTTTTTGAGGTGAGACAATCAACGCACCTGTGCTTTCATCACACTTCATCAAGCCACCAAGGTAAGTTCCGGCTGAACCCGTCGAAAAGTAACCAAGCTCCTCCGTTTTGGTGAGCGTGATGGTGAAGCGTTCACCTGTCCAGACAACCTCTGCATCGGTCAGTTTTTCGGAGACTCGCTCAGCAACCCCGTTAAGGTTGGTTTCCTTGGTTAAGTCTACACCGATAACCGTCGTTTCTTTGCCGGCTACCGTGATATTAAACGAGCCATCCGCAATAGTGTTAAAGTTGGCCATCGCTTGTTCTGTTTTCGTCAGTATCGCACCACGTAATACCGCCAGCGTGGCTGTTTTGTTCCATTTACCGACAAAGAGATCAATAGGGCGAGGTGACTGTGAATAGTACAATTGAGCGGCTTTATACTCAGGTGAATCCACCCCAAAATCTGCCACAACAGCATCGAGTGTACTGTATTGACGAATACGCTCATGCGCATCAATAACGTTACTGGCCCCGAGAATAAGCAGGGAGCCAAAATTACGAGACTGTGCAGCACGCGCAGCCATATTCACCGTCACATTGACGATGTTAGAAACAGGTAATCCCTGCATAGATTATTCTCCAAAGAATTTAACGGGGGCGTCTACGATTGTTTTAATGCCGTACTCACGAACGACTTTGCGGCGTAATGTCACGGTAATATCGTAACGCCTTACCCATTGATTGTTGATAAGCTCAGGGGCGGGTCGGATCCGACCGCAGTCGATATAAGAAAGGTTAACCCGAGATAGTTCCGCGTTATTCTGACTAACAAACAAACCATCACGAAACTGAGTGGCTATGCGTTGCCCTTGCGGGCCATAAAAGCAGCATAAGATTTGCATGCTTTCATGTGACCATTGTTCATGATGGTGTTCGGAAAGCTGGACAGCAGCAGGACTATGTTCATTATCAAAATCCATAATCCCAAATGCACACCAGTTTGTACCTGCAGCAGGTATTTTGGGTTGCGTTTCTGTCCATCGTGGCAGCACCATTTTTGCCGGAAGCCCTGAAACCGCTCTTATCCATCGACTGATTTGACGTTCCAGTTCTTCATCGTAATCGGGCATTGCCCCTACCGGAGTTAGATATCCAGATGAAGTGCTGTCGTTACTCAATAGGCTGCCCTCCGTCAAACTCCATCAATTCGCAATGGGCCTGAACAAATCCAGCCCCGTAAGCTGTATAGGGATCAACAAACGTTACACGATACTTTCGCCCCTGATACGTGACGATATCGGCGTCAACACCTTGGTAGCCTTGAGTTAGACGAAACTGAGTGACAATCAATATCGCACCGCCAATAGCCTGCCCTGCTTCCATCCGTTTTGCTTCGAGAGAACGGTCAACGGTCACAACACCAGCAAAGGGTAGGTTTTGCGTGCTATTTTTTGTGAATCCATCATCATCAGTTACCTGAGTGCTTCGATGGCAAACCAGTGACATATCGACAAAATCAGGATCTAACAAAATTTCGCTAACATCGAGTAAAGGCATTATTCCCCCTTATTTCTGACAACATAGGTAATGGATTTAAGTAAGCTACTGGTGTCATAGAGTGGCTTTTCACCGTCCATCCCTTTAGCTCTACGTTTCTGTAGCGTCGCTTCTGAAAGTGGCTCAAGTCGATCACCATCACTGATAACCTTCTTAGCCGCATTGGAGGCAACCATACCGGCTCGTTCTAATTCGCGTTGAGCGGCTTCAAAATTGCCTGATATGGCGTAATCTGCAGCAGCGACTAAGTGGCTAGAGGTGATATCTCGTGTATCTTCAATGCCTATATCGAGAAACGGGCGAGGCGGTAATGTCACCGTTTCACCACCGATACTGATTGTTGCCCCCGTTGACTGTAGATAGCCCAGTTCAGCATTATTGAGGTATTCACCATCATCACGCTGTGCCTTGTTAGCGGGAATACCCACCAACACATCCATGTTTGATAACTTCTTAATCGTCTTCAAAATGGCATCAGCATTATCCCGAGTTATCTTTACGCCACTCATAGCAATTGCCTTCCACCAGCGCCAAACATCGACCACCACCAATAAAACTCACGACCGTAGCCCGTGTTATTCCAAAACCCAGCATCAGGATTAACCGTGCCGGAAGTGTCATAACCCACAGAAACCTTATCAATCGACTTGGATGAGACAACACCGCCGCCTGAACTATTCACCCCGCCGCCCATAGCAGATACTGCCAGTGAGCGCCCTTTTAACTCCATGTAATGAGCCGTGAACAGTTCGGATAGATAAACAAACTGGTCACCATGCTTATCTTGGTCAAGCAAAGTATCAGCAAGTCCTAAGTAAAAACTGATTGAGGTATCGGGATATTTAGCGGTATCGGTGAATTCAGGGAAGTCAGTGCGGAATTTATCAACTGTCGGCAGAAGACTGTTTCTTGCCATCCGCAGCCCCCTGTTTTTTATCTGTTTTGGTTTCCACTGTAGGTGCCGCTTTCAGAGCGGTGATTTCATCCGACTGACTCGCGATGAGATCGTCTTTTTCTTTCAGTGTGGCTTTCAGGGCTATGATTTCATCTTCAAGCGATTTAATCTTTACACCCATGTTTTTGCTTTCTTCTTCTTTTTGTAGCTCAGACTCATCAAGAGGCTTCGCATACGCTGAAAACGCCCAATGTTCTGTCACTTGCTTAGAAAATTCAGCGCTATCATGAATGCCTTCAAGCAAATCAAAATGAGTGCCGTCAGGAAAGCTTAATTTAGCACCTTTAGCAACGATATATTTCATCGTGTAACTCCAATAAAAGGGCGGGTTTCCCCGCCAGCATTAAGCGGCAGGAATATCCAAATAAGAGATGGTATTTGAATAAGGCGTTTCCACTTGACCTAATTTACCGTAGTAAACAGTCAACTGTTGCATACCGCGATACTCAAGCGGAGTATTCAGCAATGGAACCATTGGGAAGCGAACATACTTCTCATCTTGGGTATACGCAACAATACGATGAGCGCCACCAGCACCACGCTTAGAAGCAAACTTCATCGAAACGATTTCTAATGGTTCACCGTTTTCTTGGAATGCAATAGTGTTAATTTTCACGTATTCCAAGACAGAGATATTCCCTGCTGAAGAGACTTTCTTACTGGCCAGCAAACCGAAAAGCTCAGGCGCTAAACCAATTTTACCCGGACAGACAGCATAACCAGAACGCACCCACGCATCAGTCAGAACTAAGTTAATGTCCTGCACAATCACATCAGGGTCGGTAGCCGCTGTCCACGGCGCAGCAGCGGCAACAGGTGACACGCTTGGCAAATTGAGTAAGCCTGGTACTCCCAGCTCAGAATCACCGATATACACTTGCTCATCAGTGTCCATTTGCCATTTCAGCTTCATACCTTCATATTTCTGGGTATCGATAGGACGCCCTAATTTCTGAGCGGAAGCCAACTCTAAAACTGTCCAGCCCACTTCCTGCGCCCACGGCGTCAAGTTGTTACGGGTTGGGTCAATGCTTAGCTCAATACCAGCAATTGCGGTACCTTTTTTACCCATCCAGTTTTTACCGTTAGGATTTGGACCACCGACACTAGCAAAATCGGTATTCGTAAATGAAGACACTTCATCTGCAATCGAGATATCGCTGCGCAATGGCATATCTCGCGTCCATTTTACTGACGTTAATGGTAAGTTTAACGTCTGATCCATCCGCTCTAATTCGCCAACTAAAAATACACCGGCTGAGTCGATGGTTGCTCTATCAACTGTAAACATTCAATACCCCTTAGATGTTGTAAGCAATTTCAATGCGGCCATCAGCTTCACCCGGCCCCATAATTTCAGCATTAGGTAGCTGAGGTGTGTTTTCTGCTGTTGCATCAGCTTTTAAAACAAACGAACCAATCGGACTTGCTTCAGTGCCACCAGCAACACGAACAAACACCGGATCACCTTTTTTAGCATTCAGCGCATTTCCGCCTGTCGCTTTAACGCAGATATAACCTCGCTTGAGACTGTCAGCCACTTGGTTAGCTGTAATGCCTAAATGGGCTAAGTCCGTTAATGACGTGATTGGGTAAGGGCGAACTAAAATACCTTTCACTTTATCTGCCGTGTCACCCTCTTGGAGTGGTACAAACTTGTCTGAATCGTATTTGCCCACCAGTCCATAACTTAAGAATGGCTTTTTATTGTCCAGTGTAACGGCTTCTACCGTCGATTCGCGAGGACGAGTAATACCCCCGACAATGCCGATTGGCATGCGGGTTAAATATGCATTTCCTGCCATGTGATTACCTTTACTTGTTTTTCTTCCAGAAATCAGCGTTCATTTTGTTAATTTCCGCTGGCGTCATGTGTTTAGTGCGGGTTGCGCCGTCAGTGGTAGAAATACCCTGATTGATAGGTGCAATATGATTTTTGGCTTTATTCAACTCGACTGCACCTTTAAAGACTGCATCAACCGTGGCTTTTGGTGCTTTACTGTAGTCTTGAATACCAAATGATTTAAGGTAAGCGCTATCACCTGTGCGGAAAGCATGATCAAGAACTTGGCGCTTGATCCCTTTATCACCTGTAGGCTTAAAGCCCGGACAAATGATTTCAGCATCAGCAATCAAGCTTCGACGGTAAGCCGCATCACCCGTTACCTTTTTGTCCTCTTCTTCGTCGTCATCCCCTGTTTTGGTATCATCGTCAGGATCCGTATCAGCCGTTTTGCCTTCTAGCTTCTCTAAACGCGATAAGATAGCCTTTGCCCACTCGGGGATTTCATTATCACCTGTCTGATTTTCAGGCTTATCTTTGTCCTCATCGGTTGTGGTGCGCTCACTGACAGGTAATGCGGTTGATTGTGAAGGCGTATTCATATTGATAGTGACACCCGGAATAGAATTCATGCCCTCAGATGGCATATCCGGCGCTTCGTCGATAAGTTGCTGTAATGCAGCCTCATCTTTCGTTTTGATTGCGATACCCAATTTTTTAAGCCATGACATTACAGGCCTCTCCTTCTTTTTGGTTGGGGCTGAATCCCCGATAGAACAACGAGCACCCGCCCGGCCTTTTTCAAGTCCAACAGCCAAGTGATTGCCCGTGATTTGATATTGTTTCCCTTTGCCCGGTGATAGCTGCTTGTATTGCGCATCATAGCCACAACTGACCTCAATCAGCCCCGCATTGATAGCGTCAATAGCTTCTTGCCGTTTAACCAACACATCCGCAATGAGTAGGTCTGATTTATCACCTTCCCCTCTGCGAACATTTTGAATATGGCCATGCGCTAATTCGGCAAAATTAGAGGGGTTAACAAAAACGATATTGCCGTCTTTATCTTCTGGATGCCTTAATGTGACTGCGACACCTTCAAATGAAGCCATTGTTTCTTCTGAAAACACTTCATCTTCAGTTCGGTACACCGTCACCGTTCCACTAGCATCAGGCTCTAATCCGATTTCTTCGGGTAAGTAGACTTGAGAGCCAGTACGCGCAATGGGAACGTTTTTACACAGCAATGAGCCATCAGGCTGGAGATATCTCGTTTCCCCCAGCTTAGTGACAAAAAAGTATTTCATGCTTTACCTGCCAAATTGCAGACAATAAAAAAGCCGCACTAGGCGACCTGTTAGAATCTGGCTTTCGGTACATGTACCTCTGACCAGCATTTACAGTTAGGTAGGCATCCCGCATGCCCGGTCATGCCGTCTAGCGTAGGTGGGTTATGCCAATAAACGAATTTATCACGCATTTTCTTGTGTGACGGTCTAGTGCCTGCGCCCTCTATTCGCCACCAATACCCCTCCGAGCCAATTGATAATGCCCTCGCTTGAGTAAGTGCGCCTGTAGCTCGCCCTATTTCAGTTCTGGCGATGAGTTTCGCTCTACTGGATGCTACGCTTCCCGTTTCCATGATCATCTGATACAGCGCATCAGGGCGCTCACCGTTGATAACCGCTTGAATTGCTCGTGACTGAATATCTTGAACACGTTCAGCGGCTTCAATCGGGATTGATTTCATTAACTGAATTTGTCGATAGACAATATCTTGAGCCACCTGACCTACTGGCGTATTACCAACCACATCACGCAACCCCTCAGATATTTGCTCTGATACAGATCGCCACTGCCCCCACTCTTCGCGCTCAACTTGTGAAAACATTTTATGGGCCACCAGCGTAGACCATTCATCCAGCATATGAGAATAATCAATTAGGTTGCTAGTGATGATCCCCGCGCTATGCTCAGAACCATCGTAAGAGCCAGTGACGATTTGGTTTATTTGGCTCACTATCGCCTGTAGGCTTTGTTGATATTGGATCTCCGAACGACGGCGCAGTGCCGGTTTCAAATTCATCCGTCTCCCACTGGGCTTTCGCATCTTCAATATCCTTGTCTGTGATTGAACCACCAATACCTATCACATCAGAAATGTTCCGCAGGTCATTCATGGCGACATGAATAGGGATAATCTGTCGGTCTACCAATGAACCCAATGCCGTAGCGATATTGTTTGCCATTGTCGCTCGGTCTGCATCTGACATATCCCAAAGCTTATTAAACTCAAAGGTCAGGTCTTCCGGTAATTCTTCGCCAAATAATGAACGCCAAGAAATATCCATCAACCAACGGATATGCCGTCTTAAGTGTCGCTCTTGCAGTGAGTTGATACGGCTGTAATAGTTTTCTAAGTCACCATCACCCGTACTGAACCCCGAGGGAGATTGACCAAACAAACGTACAAGGGGAATACCTGTAGCGCCTGACACCTGTTCAGCGAAGCGCAATATGACATCGGCAATGCCTGAAAAAGAATAACTATGAGTGGCGAATTCATCGTCTGAATCCATCAGCGTCATACCCTCAATAGTTTGAAATTCGCGGATCATATCTAAATGCCGCATTAATCCTTTTTCTAAATCACCACCGGTTGCCAGTATCTGCCTTAAACCTTTGATGCTGTAGGTTCTAAGGTGTGCTTTATGAATAAGCTGAGTTGTTCCTGCACTAGCGGTATCAAAACCTTGTATTCGCTCAAAAATACGCTCTACAACCGACATTCCCCAACCATTCTCAGTCAGTGCTTGCTGATAGGGTAACTTGTCACCTTCCATTCGTATTACGCGGGAATAATGTATTTCCCAACCTTGCGCCTTATTATTTCCAGCTATTACTCTGTAAAACTTCGGCTTTCCAAAATGCGGACCATACTCTGTCACTAAATCATCATAGGTTGGGTCTAACTGCCAGCGATCAAGGCACATTACGCCCTTAAACTGCCCCTTATCCACTGTTTCTAGGTTTAGCTCTGTTGAAATATCTTGTCCATCGATAAGGACAACAAGAATTGCGCCACCATAAAGACGAGACCATTTTAACGTATCGTTTAATCCATCCCAGATAGCTGCGTTATCCCAGAAATTCTCAATCTTACCCTTTTGCGTTGGCTTGAGCCTTGAGCTAATACTGACGCCTTTTCGGGTCATATCATCTGCAATAGCGTCAACACTCGCGCCAACTAAGAACGATGAACGATAAGCGAATTCAAGCATGGTTCGGTTACGGGTAATGTAACCGGGAACATAAGTGCCGCCCGTTTGAATGTTCTGTGTTTCTGGGCCAATTTTGGCTTGGAAGTTATTGTACCCGTCAGCTGTTTTAACGGGCTTTTTTGCGCCGTTTCGGCGTTGCTTACGAGACATTTAAACCTCATGATAATTTATTAAAAAGGAGGGTTATTTAACATAATGGTGCTTATATGTATCGCGACTTTCCAACTCAATTAAAATGTCACCTATAACGGGCAAAAGTAGATGCTTTCTCACTCTAAGTCGCCCGTTATATTGTTATTGATTTGTTAATAAAAACCAGAAATCAATTTCGACGCCATTTCAATCTGAAGGCGCTATTTTTAGCAATTAAGTCTGTTTACCCAAGGAAGCCCAAACCCCCAGATCACCTTCGCTTGTAATGTAACCATCAAGGGAGTAACGAACCGCATCCCAACAGTGGTTATGCTTATCTTGCACTACAGGTAAAATCTCACCCGTCATTCTGTCCACTTTATAAGAATACAGCCGGGCTTCTTCTAACATGTGCTTGCATCGAGGATGGATAATGATCTCCTCAAAGCCTTTAAGATATGCAATGCCATCTTCAACACTACCGGGCCATTTAGTGGCACCATCAATAACAAAGCCTTGGCGAGATAAATAACTTATTGTCTCTGGTCGGCTGTTATCTGCATGAATAGGCCACTTCCTTGACTGAGGTATACCAGGATATTTCTTTTCGTCGCCCTCTTTCCACTGTGTAAGCTGTTCCGCAGTTGCCCCATCCTTGCCAGCGTAGAACTTCCATAATTCATCAAGCTCAACACCTACTCCGTATGCCTCATATTCGATATAAAGCTTGCGCCCTATGATGAAACAACGAATTAATGTGCTAGGGTCATTGGCAAAGCCGAAGTCACCACCGAAAAAGAGCCGATCCGCTTGTTGCCACAAATCATCAGGGAACATTTCTTCTCTATATTTACCAGAGAAGATAACCGCCTCACTAATTGCCCGAGGCATCCCTAACCAAATATGCTCATAAGCTTCATAATCAACGCGCTTGCAATACTCCATCTCATGGCGAAGCACATCAGGGAAAAAAGCATTATCGCTGTAATTAACACGAAAAATAATAACGCCACCGTCAGGCGGGTCAGCTTCGTGTCGCTTCATTAACTGGTAGGTTGGATCCGTTTCCTCTCGCGGGTTAAACGACACCCATACCTCAGATTTATTAGCTCGAACAGTAGGGCCTAAAATATCCCAACTATCCTGTGATACTGTTTGCGCTTCTTCCACCCAGCAAACACGGATGCCATGCATCGACTTAATGCTGTTGATATTGTTGCGCAGCCCTTTAAAGGTAAATCGAGTTCCGTTCAACCCTTCAATTTCATTATTCTTCACTTTGTAGAAGTGAGATAAACCAAGGCTGTATATTTCAGACTCTAACAATGCCAATACAGAATCATTGATAGAATTTTGGAACTCACGAGCACAAAGTATCGTCATTGACTCATTAGCACCCAACAATACAAGCGCTCGAGCAATCTCTACGGATTTACCACCACCGCGCCCGCCATAAGTCCAGCGCCAACGAACTGAACCTACCGGCTTATCGTATAGAACCGAGGGAACCCAATCGCTACTAAACGAATAAAGAACGCCATCAATTATTGTTGGGTGCTCTGCTTTCCCTCTCGTAGTTTCTCCATATGCGCATCCCAAACTTCAGGAGGGCATGTTGCTGGAGTAACGATACAAACCTTTCCATAGCTTAACCCGGCTAAATCAACGTTCACCTCTGTTTTATTGGTACTCATTTCAATACCGGTTAGCTGTGCGGCGTTTTTTATGTTTGGTGCTACCTGACCAAACTTTTTATCTTCTAGAGCATCCTTGGCTGCTTTGAATGAAAGGTCAGCCAAATCTTTAGCATTGAACGTAACAAGTAACGCCGCTTCTTGGCGCAACTCTCTAATTCGTCGACGAACATCAGGACGCTTTAATAATATTGGGGCTTGAGTGTCTGCTCGCGTTGGTGAGTATCCTGCGCAAATTGCAGCATCTTTCTGCGTCATCCCTTGCGCAATATTCTGTGCAAAGCTTTCGTGCTGAGGCTTTAATATCCCCGCGGTTTCCGTCGCTTCATTCTGCGAATTATCTGAATGTTTGTTTTGAGTAGCATTAGTGCTAGGTGTGCTTTGATCAGTTTTGCGAATTCTTTTATTCGCAGTTTCATTCGCACTTTTTTTTTGCGAATTCGCACTACCGTTCGCAATTTTAATGTAGCGCTTAGCAGTCGAGTATTTTAACCCTTGTTCTTCGCACCACTCTTTAGGGGATATTCCTGATTTAGCATGTTCGGTGAGGAACTGTTGCTGTAGCGTCCCCCAATCCGGTTTCATAGTCATCCCCTCAAGTAGCCTAAGTGAAATTTTTTTGCAATTTTTGATTTATACGTTTAATTTAATATTTTGATTAAGGCTAGGAGGCCTCATGAAGTTAATTGATATTTTTAAAAATGATTCTTGTAATTTAGACCGGATAAATTACGTTGCATCTGTAATTATTGATGGGTCTAGGGATAAGGATGGGAATAAGCCTGTAGTACATTTTCATGACCTTGAAACCTCTAATGATGGCAAATTCAACAATAGTATTGCTGATATAATCTTACTTGTGTTCAAAGCGATTGACCGTCTCCCCGCTAGAGATTACTTATGGAATGATAGGGTCAATATGGCTCACATTATCTCCAACTACGCCAATGCAGCAATTAACGGGCCATTTGCCGCTATTAAAGGAATGGGAGGACCAACTGAGCTCATAGAAGCAATAAGTATGGACGATGCTGTTATAGAGTTAGAGCAGAGAATTGAAATAATGAATAATCCATTTAAAGATTTACATTAACGACGGATTCCGCATTGTGTATTAACATACTCCTGCAGGCCCAAAATCATTTGCTCTGACTCTCCAATTCGCTCTCTGAGTAACCAATAATTTCTGACAGCGGGGTCAGTAGGTCTGGCGGTGACTGCATCATCCAAGCCGGAGGTGGTAACGCTTTCGGCTTTTTTACAACTGGCTCTGATGTACACCCGCTCAGGATTGCGCTCAGCAGCAATACGTAGCTTATCAATTTCAATTTTTGCATTAGCGAGTTCCTGAGTATGTTTAGTATCGAGTTTATTAAGGGATTGGACACGTGCTTGGTAATCTTCATTGATTTTGACTTGCTCTGTTAGCTCGACGAGTAGTTCGGCATTCTTGGTGTTTAGCTCACCTATCCTTTCATGTTGTTTCCACATTCCCCATATGGCTACCCACGCTGCGATAAATAATAGTGCTCTAACTTTATTCATGGTGGTTACCCTAGAGAAGATTAAAAATTAACTTGTCGCCCTTTATAGTGGTCTATGGCTTTCTGGCAGCGCTTTTCTAAACTGGCCTTATCAATACCGCATGTGTTATCTGTCATACGGTAAGCACCGAAAGCAATTATTGATATAGCAAGCAGCATAAAGAAAATTACAGCCACTATAGGTTTCCATGACATATAGCTGCCTCCGCTTCTCGACGGTTTACAAGTCCACGCCATACCTTACCACCAGCATAAACCCACTTTTTTAGTTCTTCACAGGCACCATATTGGTCACCTGTATTTAGCTTTTTAAGCATTGTCGACTTAGCGAATGCGCCGGTACCAACATTGAATGCAAATGAATACAGCGCAGCTTTGGTGTAATCGTCTGTTGGCACCTTAACCAGTTTATCTACCTGCTGCTTTGTTCGCTGAAAGTCTGACTCAAGCAATTCATTACATTCATCTTTGGAGTAAATTTTATTAGGGATGATGTCCTTTCCTGTGTGGCCATAACAAACCGTCAGTACACCGCCCACGTCTTCATAAGGCTCATATCTAACACCTTCAAAATGAGCAATCACTGTTAAAGCGATAGCCGTAGCCCCTGCGCTGACAAGCACAGTTAGTTTTTGTTTGAGTGACATTAGATATCCTTTGGTGCTTTCGCCATAAGTTCAGCGGCTTTTCGTGCAGTAGCTGAGGGGTTTTGTGGGTCAGTCTTATTGACCAGATCTTCAAATAAACGAGTTCGCTTTCGTTGTTCCCGCCTATTCATGAAGAAAGTCGCCAAGCCTAGGATGATGCTGAATGCCATCCCGATAATAAAACCCCATTCATAAAGCGATAAGCTTGCAAAGAATGCTGTAAGCCCAGCACTACCGTAGGCTGCGTTGCTATATTTATCCATACGCATGATTTCACCCCCTACGGAGTGCCCGAATGATTAGTTAGATAATTTTTTCCCTGCCATCTCATATACATTGTGATTTATATATCAATATGGGTTCATTCACATGACATTCATTCACCTATGGTATATTTTTAACGTCCCATTAATATTTTTTATGAGACTTAATCATGGAGCAGGAAGAATTAAACGTCATAAAGTTTGGAATTAAATATGACGGCGATAAGGAAAACGGCCCTTTAAATCATCAAATTGATGCAAGGTTACTGGGAACGTCAATGGTTTCTTTATGTGACCTAATAGAACAGTCCAATAAAATAATCAATGGTGAATCGTCAGAAATTCATGTTGATGTTAGGGCTCATAAAGAGGGTTCTTTTGAGTTACTCCTATCAGTAGCCCAAAACATGACTAATATAGATGTTCTTGATGTCATTGGATTAACCAAAACAGCTGCTACAGGCGCAACCATTGGCAGCTTATTTGGTGTAGTCAAATGGCTCAAAGGGCGAAAAATAGTTGATACTGAATATGACGAAGAAACAGATACTTATTCTTTAGTCACAAAAGATGATGAAAAAATTGAATGCACAGAAAAAGTTAAAAAACTAATATCATCAAACGTTGTTATGAAGGGAGTTAATGACATTGTTTATGCCCCTCTAGCTGATGATGAGATAACAAGTGTTACATTCATTCAAAATGATCAGCCACTAGAAACTATAGATAAATCAGATAAAAACGTATTCCAACTAAGCCGTTCACCAATAAAATCAGAAAAAGATACTGAAACTTTTACTAGTGAAGTCCATATAACTAATGTTAACTTCACTAAAAAAACAGGGTGGAAGATGATGCTTAATGATGGTGAAGAAGTTCCAATTACAATGAATGATGCGGCTTTTATCGAGAGAATAAATTTAAATAAAGCAACGTTTACCAAAGACGATTTATTCCAAGTGAAGTATACTAAAACTCAAACACGAACCGATGGTGTTTTAGTTGGTAACCCTAAATACTCGATCGACCAAGTCATACGCCATAGAGCGGCAAAAGATAGAAAAATTGTTTAATTTTACGGATAAGAAGATGCCAACATGTTCATGAATATCATGATACTAATAACAGTGCTAGTGATCTCATTCCAAGTCGCCAGATTTGGGGTGTATTACCTGTTGGCATTTTTCTTCCCAAGCAAATATGTGAATGTTAGTTACATTGACAGACATGGACAAAAGCGCTCAAAAAAAGTATCGCTTCAAAAAGGAGACTCTGAACAATTAATAGAGGCCCTTGAAGAAATAAAGAAAAACACCAGAAATAAGGGTGAACATCATTGATTGGGGGAGCCAAATATCTATTAATGCAAGCTTGGTTGGTCCCCGTAATCACCCACCTGCTCACTGCGCTTATAAAATCTTACCTTCTTATTTTAAACGACTTTCTACCGTTTCTTCCTGGTATTTCAGTCGGAGTAGCTCATCTGTTGATTTTATTGTTGGTTATGATGAATGTACCTAGTCTTTCAGCGATGATGTTCAAAGTATCAATCAAAAAACAAAGAAAAAATTTAAATACAATGATTAAAAACTGCCGCTCTGAAGAGCATAGAAAGGTTTTAACTGAAAAATTAGAAGCCTTAGATTTAGAAGAACTAAACTTCCAAGATGTGCAAATTGAATCATCTAAGAATCTTCAAAAATCAGAGTTAGGCGAAAAAAAATAACACATTTACAATAAACAAAACCCCGCCGTTGGCGAGGTTCATAAGCTAGTTGACCTTGATGTCAGTCTTATCACAATATCATCATTTTTACGTACGTAAAGCCTTTCATGTAATTTTTTCTACATATTTATCCATTTCAAGTGAGATATCGAGCATCATTAACATCCCATCTATTTGACCTTCTGCTTTTTGTAGCTTTTTACCTATATGTCCATCTGAACAATGCCTATCATAAGCGAGCTGCATAAACGTTTTGCCAAAAACATAGTAATCAAAAAGTAAGTCATGCATTTCACTGTCTTTCTGATTTAATTTGGCCATACAGCTAGAAATAATCATGGCATCATCTTCACAGCATTGAGGGCGAGACTTAACTTTATTTGGTATTAGTCCACTGAATCCTGCCGCAACTGATGGCCAATAGACTGATTCACTATTATCAGCGACCCACGCGCCCCATCGTTCTAAAACCTGTTGTATATCACGCATTAAGCCGCCTCTCTCTGTTTCCGAATAAAAACACGTTCCCTTGCCTCACAACCTTGAATGAGCAAATCATTAAAATCGTTTAGGTCAGGCCATCTCACGCTAACTTTTTCTATATCATTGTTGGCTACTAGGTTTTTTCTGGCGCATTCATAAGCTGCCGCCTCACCCGTTGCGCTCCAATCGTTATCAGCGAAAACAATCAGGTGCTTAACACCTTTTGGAGCGACAAACTTCGCCATATGTCCAGCATTCATTGTCGACCAAGTATTAACACCATAGATTTGCTTACAGGAAAGTGCGGTTTCGATTCCTTCAGCGATCCCCAACGTTGAAGCTACGGGGAACATACGGATAGCGACTGAGTTTGCATACTCTAAGTAATTATCCTCCTGCAACGAGTCCATTCGTTTGACCAGAGATAGCCGCGCTTTTTTATCACCTTCTAAATACGTCCTATGCAGGTAACAAAGCTGCCCTTTTGAGTCTGTTGCAAGCGACCAGATAGCTTGAAAGCTGTTAGGGTTATGTTTTACGGGTTGCTTATCACAAAATTTAACCTGTTCACTCGGCAGCTCATAGATACCTCGATTGTGTAGATATTTCGCTGCTGAGGTATCTTTCAGTGATTTTAGGTTTGAATAGCACTTGATGATCCGCTCTCTAAACCCTGCAATTGAGGTATCTTTAGTTTGTGGTTTAGGTGCTATATTTTCTCGATGATTGCCAAGAAGCATATCCACTTCATCAGCCAGAACTTTAAAACTCTTACCTTGTGTTTTTTCCAGCAACTGAAAGCCTGTGCCCGAATCACAGGTGCAAATCCAAGTGCCCAGTCCATTTTTATCATCAATACGAAACTTGCCCTTTCTCTCACATAATGGACATTTGCCCTTAAAGTGTTTGCGCCCAGTGATAGGGGGTAGCCCATAGTGCGCAAATATTTTTGCCCATTGTCCTTTTGCGGCATCAATTGTATTCAAAGTAATGCTCCTTGCTGTGGTGTGCCATTTTTTAACTGACCTTTAATACGTGCGAACTGCTCTTTTGCTTTTTGCTGACCCTTTACGAAACGGATCCGCTTATGTTTAATGAAATTACTGACCTCTGGTGTAATCTCTTGAGGGGTACTGTGTAGTCCATAAGGGAATACACCGAACTTATCTTTAAATGTGTGACCGACCCACCCGTCACTAATCGGCTTGCCTTCAACCGCTCTAACGTTTTGGTAATATTTAAGTTGGGAATAGAAACTTTGCTTTTCTTGTTGGGTGTAAACTTTTTCAGTCTTACCTAATTTTTTGATGTTACGTGTTGTATCAACTTCTACGTCTTCCCCAGCGAGTGGTTTAAATCCACATTTAGGGCAAACATAAACACCTGCTGGCTTCATGTAGTGGCATGAGGTGCATTCTTTCGGTTTCTTCTCGCGTTTTTCCTGCTCACGAAAACTATTAACCTCTTTCATGCCGTCATTTTTGCTAGGCAGTTCGTCATATTCGATATCATCAGGAAAGCCTAAGCGATGGACAGAACCGGAATGATCAAAGATGAGACATTTATCTTTGCCCGGCGCTTTACGTAATCCGCGGCCAAGACACTGCACCCAGCGAATTTCTGATTTAGTAGGTCGGGCATAAATGATGCAACGAACATCACTATCAAAACCCGCTACAAGCGTTCCGACATTAACAATGATCTTGGTTGCACCCTGTTCGAAACGGTGAATGATGACTCGACGTTCATCATGTGGCGTATCAGCTGTAATGACTTCCGCATTTACCCCTGATCGGTTAAAAGCAACGGTGACATAATTTGCATGGCTGACAGTGACGCAAAAACAGATCGTTGGTAGGTTTTCACCATTAGCCAGCCAGTTATCAACCACGTCGCCAACCAAATCCGCACCTGACATAATTTCAGCAATTTCAGCCTCTTTATAATCACTACCGAATTCCTCACTACGAACTGATTTCACTTTTGATAAATCTGGTTTTGTCGGCGCGTAAAATTCGTATTTACTTAGATCCCCACGCTGAATAAGCTCCTTCATCGTCGTAGGTTTAATCAGCCTTTCGTAATATTCACCAAGAAATGGGGAAAAAGGTGTTCCAGAAAGCCCTATTACTTTGAGGTCAGTATCACGAATGACTTCGAGTATTTTCTTACGGCGTAAATGGGCCTCGTCGATGATAAGTAAATCAATGTTGTCAGGAAACTCACGACGAATAACCGTATCTGCTGAGGCAATTTGGATTAATTTTGTTGGGTCATAATTGGGATGATTGGCCCAAACAAATCCGATTTCTTCCATTGGTATGCCATACTCTTGAAAACGCTCCGCTGTTTGAGCGATCAGATTTGTGTATGGCGCACAGAACATAACTCGCATATTGCGCTTGATGTAACCGTTTGTGATAAATGCCGCTAGCCCTGTCTTACCGCTCCCTGTTGGGCTATAAATCATAAACGTGCGGTTTTGCTTCCAGTTTTGACGCAACATAGCTAAACCGCGTTCCTGTGCAAAATTTGGTGTAATGTTTAACATCCGTTCCTCACTTGAATAATTTACCCTGCCAAGGTCGAAGCCTTTGGAAGATTTATCATTTAGCCATCTAAACGGCTGGTGGGTTTATAACCCCTATAGAGATCTATATTTAAGATCTAACTCCTTCCTTGGCAGTGCCTTCCCTAACACCCCTTTCAAAGATCACCCCCCTTACCCCCCTAGAAAGTTTTCCCCTCTTCCCCAGAAAACAGTCTAGATGGCTAAACGTCTTAACCCCTGAATACTCCCTTAATGAAATTACTGACCAACCAACAACGGCGCTGAGGTATAACCTTGCATTGCCTTCGAATAACGTCTCACGTACTGCCTTAGCCTTGAGTTCGCTTCATGTCTCGCTTTATTATCTTTGCGATATGAAACTGGTTCTAACTCCCAATGCTGCTGATACACTTCTGAATAAGCCACCAGCGCCCTATTTCTCGCACTCGGTGACAGTTGCAATAACATTTCCTGAATCCACTTAGCGTCATCAGGAAAGTAATGCTTAGGCATCGGTATGTTGTGTATCTGACTCATTAACACCACCTACCGAATAAATGTCAGGTCGTAAATCGCTCCTGCTAATTTGGCCATTTGAATTTTGTTCAATTAGCTTGCACATTTTGTACCCGGGTTTTTTATGTCCAGAAAAAACTAATCTCAAATAACCAACCGACGATTCACACATTACGGCGAACTTTGCTTTTTCTTCGTTTGATAATTTTTTCCAAAAGTCGTACATTTATGTGTACCTCCTAGGTACATTATGCACAATAAAAATGTACCTGCAAGAAACTTGTAACTTGAAGGTACATAAGATTAAATTATGAGCATGAAAACTATCGATCAGATCAGGGCAGAAAACGCCCGAAAGCTAAGAGACTCAGTAGGCGGAAACGCAGCATTTGCAACGCACATTGATCGTGAACCTACACAGGTAAGTCGCTTAATTGGCATAAATCCAACTAAAAAGATTGGCGATATAATGGCTCGCCATATTGAAAAATGCTTTGGTTTGCCTATTGCTTGGCTAGACCAGGAGCACGGAGACAATAAAACCAACCCACCAGAAATTAAATCTCCTTCAAAAGAATTTAAAATAAGACAAGTCCCTTTGCTCACTTGGGTACAGGCAGGAGCTTGGACTGAATGTGAGTCTATTGATATTGACGAAGATTTTATAAAAAAATATCCATGCCCTGTGCCATGCAGTGAGCGAACATTCGCACTAAGTGTTGTTGGCGAATCAATGTACCCTGAGTATATGCCCGGAGAAATTATTTTTGTTGATCCCGAAGTTCCAGCACTTACTGGTGATGACGTTGTTGCAATGCTTGTAGATACTGGGCAAACAACATTTAAACGCCTGATTGATGACGGCTTTTCAAAGATGCTAAAAGCAGTTAACCCGAACTGGCCAAATCAATATGTTCCTATTAATGGAAATTGTAATTTGATGGGCACTGTTATTTTCTCTGGTCGAGCAAGAAAAAAATAAACGTTTAAATATCATTGAATTAACCCTTTTTTAATCAAAAAGGGTTTTTTTGTACTTGACTATGTACCTCAAAGGTACATAATAAAATTCAAGTTAACCAAAAAGGTACATATAGATGGATTTTGAAAACATATTATTTAAATCTAAGCAGCTGACATCTCAAATAACTGGAGTTTATGAGTTATCTCTTTCGGGGTTCTCCGGTTCAGATCTGACTGAAATGGTTGGTGTGGCACTAAACCTTTGTTCTTCATTGAATAGCGAAATTCAAGGCACTATTGCCACTGCTGAAAACGCACAACCCAAATCAAAAGTAACAATGGACGAAAGACATCAAAACTCCTTCGCCACACGTTTGCGCTTGGCTCTTGCGCACTCTGGAATGACACAAGCCGCTTTAGCTTGGGGGATTGAAGTTTCACAAAGCACAATCAGTGCATTGGCTACTGGTCGAGTAAAAGGCGTGGGAATTGAGCGAGGAGCAGCTTTATCTGAAGCTTTAGGTGTAAACCTAAGATGGCTCATGCGCGGTGAAGGTGAAATGCAGCCAGCTAAATTTTTAACTCATAATGACAAGGTTTAAAAAATGCCGACTATACATTATGCGTCAAATACCAACGTACTTAAACCTGATATCCGTACAGGTCTGTTTAAGTTCTGCTTCTTTGCCGTAAAGCGTAGTGATCCACAAGCCAAAGGAGAACGCAAAGAAGTTTACGCAACGGATTTGAAATCAGCAAAGTTACAACTTGTTCGTGATTATGTTTTATCACTGGCATCACAAACACCCGTAGGAGCGTGACATGTCACATGAAATTAAATTAAGTGTCGCCGCAAAAAAAGCGCCCAACTGAATGCAGTGCTATTCCAGTTAAATAGCCAATTTGCAGGCGATCCAGTTATCGATAGTTTAATTGAATTGGCTTACGAACTATCCAACCCTGTAGCTGGTTGGTTGATTGAAGAAAATGCACAACGGGATAATGGACATGAATAAAACAGCCCCCCAAGTACAAGTTAGTGAATGTATGGATGTGTTTAACCGAGTGAAAGCGTTTTTAATTGCCGCTCAATATCTAAATAGAGACAACAGCGAAAAACATATAGCCAATCAATTAATCGCTCAATGTGAAACTGAGGTCGATGATATTTTGGAGAAAGAATAGTGAATGACAATATTCAATTAAGAGGTGCAGCTAACACTGAATTAACCTACGCAAAGGCCATTATTAATTTAATTTTAGATTCAGGATTTATTGATAATGAAAACACCCTAAATACTTTGGCTGTAGCCTTATTATCAGTGATTCGCGCCCATGAGTCATTAATTAAAATTAATCTTGGGAAGTGAAAATGAAAACTAGCGATACGATAAAAATAAAAGATTTCAAAAACTACTCAATCGAGCAACTTAGTGGAATTTCTATTAATAACGAAATGACATCAGAAGCATTAATTGAAGGTGTCGGAGCAATTGGCACCTTATTGTTTGACTCTTCATGTAGTGACAATGACCCTTTATCAAAAGACGTTCTATGTAAAATAGGTTTATTGATTCAAGAGTCAATTATTATTGCTAAAGCATTAGATGATAATGTTTATTATTCTAGTGAGGAAATTAAACGGCGTTCTGCCCCCAATCAAAATAGTAAGTTATCAGAAAATAAGTTACATGGTGCTATTGGGGATATTAATAATGTCGAGCTTTCTCTGCATCAACTTAAAAGTGACATATACGAAAATGAACCAGACACCCCAACGCTATATGCACAATTAGATTTAATGGCAAATACATTAAGTAAAACACTCAATAGTTTAGACGCTCTTATTAAGGAAAATTAAAATGACAAACAAAGCAAAGCCTATAGAAATAACAACAGGTCACGACATTCAGGTCATTACTCGTGAGGTTTATTTTGTTCAGCCATGCAATAAAAGCTATTTCACTGAAGATGCAGCTATCAATAAATATGCACACATCCTTGCTAGTGATGAGTTCAGTAAGCTAGGCAAGCCAACTAACGAGCCAGACATTAAAACACAGTTGCCTGATGGTACTCCTGCCTTTAAGCGCGGTGCCATGCTGCCAGAGTATATAGATAGACAGGCTGAAATATATCGAGATTTAAAACAGAAGCTTAAAAAAGAAAAGCATATTTTACAGTTAGAAAAGGAATGGCAAAAAGCAAACACAAGATTCGAAGAAGCAAAGGAAGATGCGGTAATAAAATACGGCAGACTTCAAGAAGCAATAACCAATAAATAATTAAAAAATCAAGTTAAATTTAAATCAGTACCAACGCTGAGGGAATCCCCTTATCTAAATTCAGGAATAATTAAATGGAAAAATCAACTTTATTAGATAAAAGAAGAAAACATTTTATTGATGCAATCTTTGATTATCTAAAAAGAAAAAAGAAAGCATCAACATTCGAGCGAACTGTCGATGGTATTAAATACCGAGTTGATTTAGATACTGAGGTATTAAAACAATCATTAATCAACTTATACGAAAATAACATTTGCCGTAAAGAAGCAGGAGCAACCGACCAGCAAATAATTGAAGTCTACGATAGTTTTTACAATAAACACGGAAAGCTAACCGACGAAGGCAAAGAGTTCATTAGTGATATTACTTTGCTCATTGCTGAACATTTACATCAAAAGGAAATGAATAAATGAAGCCAAGTTATTTAAGTATTGCACAACAGGCAGCAAAAGCAGAACAAGCCGGTGATTATTTAGAAGCATCCATATTGTGGGGTCAGGCTAAATATTTAGCCAGAACAGAAAAAGACTTGCGGTGGGCTGAATATCGAATAGAGCACAACTCACTGCGTAATTCTTTATTAACTCGCGCAATTGAATATGAAGAAAAACAAAAAGAACGTAATAAAAAAGCAAGGGAAAAAATCAAAAGTAAAAAAGAAGCCGAATTACTGGAAGCCAATATTAATAAAACTTCGGAGATGAGCTGTGAGTAACTTTGAACATTATATGAATACTGGCAAGTCACTTGAAGATAGAAAGTTATATCGACGTGCCGCTGAGCAATATAACAAAGCTTTTTACATTGCCAAACCGCCAGTAAATGGCGCGTTAAGTGATCAGCAGAAAATAAGCAGCCAAGCAACTGACCGTTGTTTATCCAAAGCAAAAATTAAAGTGACGGAGAGTTATTTATGAGCAAAAGAAAACGCAGCAGAACTCAACAGGGAATTGCAGGTATGACTATTGCCCAAGGGCTTAGTTTAGAAAGAAATGAAGTTAAAGATTATGCCAATGTTTGCAAACACCTATCCCAATTTGAAAGAAACGGCGATGACATTCGAATGCCACTAAATAGACAACAGCGCCGATTAGCCAAAAAGTTAAAAATTGATATTAAGAAGGTTTAATTATGAGCGAATTAATCACGATTGATGCCAACTCATTACCCGTTATTGAATGGAAAGGTGTCCGAGTTGTTACTACGGAAACATTAGCGGCTGGTTATGGCGTTGATAACAACAATATCCGAAAAAATTTATCGAACAATCGAGAGCGATTTATCGAAGGTGTGCATATTCATACATTGAAAGGTGAGGGTCTAAAGCAATATCGGAACCAAGTGAAAGATGTTCACTCGGTTAGTAAACATACAAGTCAGCAAATTCTATGGACCGAAAAAGGCGCTGCCCGTATGTCGAAAATTGTCGATAGCGACGAAGCCTGGTCTTTCTTTGAAAAAATGGAAGATGCTTACTTTCGTCCTGCACCGACTGAGGTGAGTCGAAAACAGCTTGCACTGATGGTAATTGAAGCTGAAGACCGCGCAGAAGCTTTCCAGCTTGAAAATAAACATCTCAACGCGACAGTGGAAAGCCTAGGTAAGCATTTCAGCAAAGGCATAACGATCACCTCATTTTGCAAAGCACTTAATGGTGTAAATGTTAACAAAATGATGTGGTGGGCTTCAAAGCGAAACTGGGTTTATAACTCACGCCGTGATCTTGAGAAGCCTCCTAAGTGGCGAGTTGCTTCATACGCTCGGGATAAATATCTCACAGAGGAAGAAACCAAAGTCACTCCTCATGGCATGGAAGAATTTATAAAAGTGACGCCAGTCTTATTAGAAAAAGGTTGCCACCGCTTATATCAGCTCTATATGAAAGGTGAGCTTCCAATGAAAAAGACATGGAACGGTGAGTTTTCACACGACAAAGCTATCTACACACCGGAGGCTAAATAATGGCTTATTTTACTGATGCAGGTAACGGCGTTATTGCCGACGATGGCACTTTGATTTCTTATTCTGACGCAGTTAAGGCGCTTGAATGTGGTCACTACGATAAAGAGTTAATAAAAGGCTTGTATTTGGCTGCTGCCGTGATGGGTAAGTTAGCTGATGAACCAGACACCCTAACACCTGAACAACGTGTTTCAGTTTGGCGCTGGGTGGTAGTGGCTTGCTTTATCCGCGAACAACAAGAGAAAAACGGCACTATTGAGGTGCCAAATGGCAACGGCGGCATTGATTTAGCAACCATCTATAGCAATGGCAAATCGTCACTGAGTATTTACCCTGCTCCTCTGCGCCTTGCACTAAGTGAAAACTTAGAACGGATCATGGTTGAAACCGTCGGGAAAGCATTATGGGCTGACTTTACTGTCCGAGTGTATATCGATTTTCTTGATATCTCACTAGAACACGGTCCTCGTCTATCAGCCAAAGGACGCGAAGGTCTTTGCATTCTTCACGATGATTATATCCGTGCACTGGAATCAGAAGGTGGTTTCCCTGCAATGCCAACCATGCACTAAGGAAGGTGGAAAAATGAAAATTGAATATATCGCTAGCGAAACAGGGAACACAGCCAAAGTAGTGATCCTGTCTTTCATTACTGAGCGTAGAAAGCTAAATCGCTTAATTGATATAGCCCTACTTCGCGCACCAGTTCATGAATTGTCTGCAGGGTTCTTTTTCAGAGTAACAACGATTTACGGTAAAGCAAATCACGTTCTACGAGCTTACAAGATCATTAGCAAGGAGGCAAACAAGTGATTGAACAAGATAACAATGACTATGAAATTAACGAGTATGAATCGCCCATTCTCAAAGCTGTACACCATGTTGATGATGGTAGGGATTACACGGCTCGAATTATTCACAGGATCAGACAACGCTGTTATATCAGGATGGGTATATGCCCTCCTCTGCCACCAGCACCGCAAGTTAGCGAGCCAAAATTAATACCTGTTATTAAGAAGAAAAAACGCACAAGGAAGGTGAGAAATGAGCAAGATTGAGAATCCTGTTGTTTTAGTGAACGTACATAAAAATCATGAAAATAGCGTAGCTGTACACGTTACTAATGGATCTAATGATTACCGAGACGTCCGTAAAGGTTGCATTGCTGACCTAGACGAAGCTCATCCTGATGATGCTATGGAAAGGTTACCCCTTGAGGTTTTGTATTACACAGCTATGGCACTTGAAGGTGAGCGAAGTAAATATAAAAACATTAGGCAGATTTTTGAAAAAATTGTTCATAGTGTTTTTAAAGAAGACACAGACATGCTGAACTCTGGTGCCTACGAGGTTCCACACGTTCAATTTGCATGGAATGTTCTTCAGGCAGTAGTTGATTCAAAGGGAGACAGATCGGAGGTGAAAGATGACAACGCTTGATTTTAACCTCGTCAGCATCATTAAAAATGCAGGTGGTGATCCGGGTGATGTAACTGAGGCTGTTTGGGATGCTGGTTATCAGAGAATGAATTTCACCACTGAGGAAATCATTCAAATGACCACCAGCCAGATAGCCGATTGTGTTTATTATGGCGTCCCGCAAAATGTATGGCCAAAAACAGTTGAAGACCTCAGCTATGGAAACCTAAACGCCATTATCGATGATGCTATGTGGCTAGGAACTCCAGCTGAAGTTGCAGCGGCAATATTGAAGAATGGATATGTGAAGGGAGGTGATAAGTGACCCTTGATAATGCATATATGACCACTAAAGATGTATGTGAACATCTACGAATTTCTTCAAGAACGCTAGACAGAAGAAGAAAGCGTGCAGTATTACCATTTCCCGAACCTGACTGTAGCTATCAAGGATCTGAAAATAGATGGTTTAAATATAAAGTTTTAGAATGGCAAACGAAAGATTCGGAACTAAGTAAAGCGAGCCGCAAATGAAAATAACGCCCCTAACTTGGGGCGAATTTCGTTATTAACTCCAATTTATCCCACCACTTTTTATAAGCCTCTCTCATCTCATTCATATAGCTGTATTTATCATAAACACCCCATACCCCGGGTAATTTATGACCTAGCATTGTTTCTGCGACATGGGGCGCGGTTAATTCTGAGAAATTCGTTCTAGCGGTACGTCTTAGGTCATGCATAGAAAAATGAGGGATGATTACATCATAACTTCTTTTGCAGTATCGAATAAGATTTTTAGGAAATGATAGGTGAAAATTAAAAGATATAACATCCGTTCCTGAGTTAAAAATTACTTCACTATCAGCTAACTCGATAATCCTTTGTATAGCAGGAACAGAGTCTTCTATTATTGGTCTTATTAATGGCATTCCTGTTGAGCCTCCTGTCTTGTGGTTCTCTGCAGGAACTACCCATATCATTTTATTGAAGTCAAAATCGCTTTTTTTGGCTAATCGAAGCTCACCAACACGACAACCATAGTAAAGGCATAAAAATACAAACAAAGCGTTTTTCTCTTCCATTCTTGATTCTTTGCTAGCTTTTAAAATGTAGTAAATTTCTGAGTCGTCTAGCGTGCGTGAACCTTGCCCCTTTTTAACACCGAAATCTTTAGGGCTAAGATTTAATAGCGGGTTTAGAGCTATCATGTTCCGCTTTCTAGCCCACTCATAACATTCAGCTGAGTTATTTAAAATGCGCTTCGTGATTTCTGAGTACTTTTTAGACATTCCATCTAAATAAGAAACCCATATTTTTGTAGTTAACTGCTCTGGTGAATACTTACCTAACTTAGGGAATACGTGTATTTCAAAAGTTCTCAATACGTTCACTGAACTTACCTTCCCTTCAAAATGCATCTCATGCCACTGTCGATATAAGTCTTCAAATGAGCTATTCTGATTGATAGTTTCAATTTCCAAGGACTGAACCAGTTTTGGGTTTTGCCCCTCACTTAGAACCTTTGACCAGTGCAAAACATTAGATCTGGCTTCTTTGAGTGACATTACAGGGTATTTCCCAATAGTCATCTTATCCTGCTTACCTAGAAATCGGTATCGATAGAAAAAAGACACCACGCCATTTTTAGAAATGCGCACCCACAAACCGTCACGATCTGATTTTTCGATAACCGATGATTGTTTTTTGCCCTGATTTGTTCGCAAAAATGTATCTGTTATTGCCATTGTTGCCCCATTTTTACAATTGTCATCCAGTTTTGATGGACACACTGGTGGACACATTAAGTATGTCTTATGGTGGCTTAACCTGTCTTAACTTGTCAATGGGGATTTTATTAAATCATTAAATAACAAACGCTTGTACAAATAAGATGACTAAGGTTGTCTTTTGCTGTCATAGGTGTAAATGTCACTATTGATGACAACGGTAAGCCTACCCCACTATTTGGGGAATAACCCTTTAACCTCGTGAAGAAAGGCTTGTTTTTCTTTCGCTAAAAGGCGTAGATGTACCTACTTTTATTTACGCCTTTTTAATACCGCATATATCACTCATTATGTGTTAATTACTTTCGAATACTTTTAATTATTGTCAGTGTCTATTTTTAAGTTAAAAATAACAGCTTTCTGGCATAATAATCTAAATATGTTTAATAAACTTAACCTCTTTCCCCACTTCTAATATATACAATATATTACTAGCATCTAAGTTAAAACATACTTATTAAGACAATTTAATTATTATTAGTATCTTGTTACAATAAACACATCACGTTACTAAAAGACCTTGTTTTTATACTCTAATAAGTTGTAATTACCATTAGATATTGATATTTTTTAGTTATAGTCGTAGAGTATCCAGAGATATTCATTACCTAAAAATGCGTATATCCATTGAGTTTAACTTTATTGTATTATTGGTAGTAGCCTAGGTTTTTCTTTAAAAAGATGTTTCGCATTGTTAACTTTCAGCAATAAAAGATACAGATTACCATCGCTTTTTGATAATAAAAATGAACATTACACATATAAGATATAAAATTATGCTTAGAATTCTCTCACTTATTCTTTTATTTACCTTCTCCATAAACCATAGCGTCGCTGCGGTCCCTAAAGAGACAATTAAAAGAATTGAGCAAGAAGCTCAAAAAGGCGATATTAAAGCACAAGTTATGCTTGGCATCGGCTATTACCTTGGTAATGAACTCAAACAAGATTATGGAAAAGCCAAAAAATGGCTAACTATGGCATCAAATAAAGGTAACTCTGACGCACAACTATTTTTGGGCGATATGTATTTAAATGGAAACGGCGTTGAGGAAAACCTTGAAACCGCGATGGATTTATTTGAAAAATCAGCTAATAAAGGTAACGTTGAAGCTCAAAATTATATGGGGCAATTTTACTACCAAGGTATTGGTGTAAAGCAAAACTATATTACCGCCTTTGAATGGTTTAAAAAATCGGCTGATAAAAAGTTCCCACCTGCCCAATACCAAATTGGTAAAATGCTAAACAATGGTGAAGGCACTGAGATAGATGAAAAAGCCGCCGCGGATTATCTAGCACAAGCTTGTAAAGCAGGGTTGAAAGAAGCCTGTAACAAGAAATAA